GCCATGGCCAGAACATCGATCCGGTCATCGTAGGCCAGCGCACCCTTGGTGCGGGTCATGCGGCTCAGTTGCCACATCAGGCTGTAGTGCAGGGCCTTCTCGGTGGAGTACTGCTTGGTGGACTCGTAATCGTCCCGGATGACCCCGGTATCGAAGACCAGCCGATGCTGGTTCATCACGGGCTCCAAGGTGTCAACGATCCGGCGTTCCTTCTGGATGTTGTGCCGAACTTCCTCGACCGTGCAGGGATACTGCTTGACCAGATAGGGCTTCAGCAGTTCCGTGAACATGCCGTCACCGAAATTCGACTCACATATGATCCGATTTACGGCGTTGCGCTTGGCAATGGTTACCAGACGCTCCATGGTCCCCGCCTCGTAACCGCCCTTCAGGCCCCCAGCGGCGGTCACATACAGGAACCCGTTCAGCATCTTCACCACGGCATAGGCAGTCTCGTTATCGCCACGACCGCTGGGGTCGATAGCCATGAGGCCGCCCTCGTAGGGAATCCACTTGCCTTGGATGTCCATGGGTCCGTAGTAGCGGTCCCCGTTGAAGCCCACGCAGGGAATGTCCTTGACGGCGTTGTTCAGGTTCGCTGCCCAGATCGGCTTCTCCGGGGCGTTCTCGGGGTTCAGCCCCAGCACAATCAGGTCGGCCAACTTGAGCGGATACCTATCGGCATCGCTCAGGGTGCTGTCCAGCATGAACTGGAGGGCAAACCCGGTGCGCCCGTAGGACGCTTCCCGCTCCATCAGGTCAATGGCATTGAACCGCCTAGGATCGGTCGGGTCGCCCTCCTTGCCTTCGGCCAGCGTGGGGGCCAACTTGGTGCCGAAAGCCGTCCTGAGTCGATTGTCGGGGTATCTGGCGGGCCAGATCCGGGTGTCGTACCCCTTTTCGTGCAGCCCGTGGTAGATCGACTGCTCCGTCTGGGGCGTACCCAGATAGATCACCTCTCCACCCGGCTTGAGTACCGCCTCGAACTCCGCGATTGAACTCAGCAACTTTTCCCGCATCAGAAAGGTAGCCGAGTTGTTCAGACTTTCCACATCGTCCGCAATGATCAGGTCCGCACGGCTGCCCGTGATCTGGCTGGTGATGCCCTTGGACACCACGCTGGGTGCCTGAGAGGCCGGGGCGGGACCCACATCGAAGGCGATCTTCGAGTTGCGCTGGTCTTCCCGGGGCTTCAGGTGCTGGCAGATCGGGATCTCGTTGATCAACCTCAGCGTGAAGGTGCTGAAGTCATCCGCCCTCTGCTTGGACGCGGAGACCACCAGCACATTGAGTTTGGGATTGTGCAGCAGCCTAAAGACAACATAAGCACTAGTAAGCCAACTCTTGCCAACCCCACGGAATGCCTGAATGACTCTTCGGCGCGGCCCCTTCTGGAGGTACTGCGAGATGTCAAGTTGGATCGGAGTCGGCTCCGGGAGCCCAAGGTGATCCCACGCCAAGTAGACGAAGTTCCGGTAGTCCTTGAGTTTTCGTTCAAGTTCGCTCACGCGGCCTCTTCATCGAACGGCATGATCTTGGCAAGATTCAGCATCGGCTGGCTGGCAGAGGGCGCACAGTCGATCCCGTTGTCCTTGAGGAACTGGCGGGCCACATTCAGTTCCGTGGCCGTGGCCGATCCATCCTGAATCTTCCGCAGCAGTTCGCCCGCAAGGGCGTTGTGAATTGCCTCAAGAACTTGCTTGTTCATGCGAAGACCCTGTATGGGATTGGCGGCGGCGGGTTGACTGTAGGCAACCACGACACTTGCTCCTCGGTAAGTTCAAAGGTCACCCGGATGTTGGTATGGAAACGCTGGTCGCCCGCCTTGATCTGCTGTCCATGGATGTCGTAGGACGGCTGGATCGGCCCGATGCGGTCCACATAGCAGCCGGGGACGGGCATGAGCGTGATCTCGCCCTCGCCCAAGTCCTGCTCAACGAGCAGTCCTGCGGATTCCAGCGCATCGTCCATCTGCGCCTCGGTATCGGTGCGGAGCATGAAGTCGGTCATAGGGTGGTCATCGCGTTGAGTTGTGCGGCAGTCATCGCGGTCGGGAAGAACTTGATCCGGCGAATGGCGACTTCGGCATAGTTCTGCGTCGGCACCGTGCCGTTTGCTGAACCACGCGCACCAACGCAGAACAGATCGGACGAGAACGGAAGGGCGACATTCGGAGTCGTGTTGAGTGCGCTGTTTGCCCCGTTGATGGACACAAGCGAATCCGCCACGGTCGGCGTTCCGGTTCGCGGCGAGAAAGCGACTGCTGCCTTGATGAGGAACGGGCTGCTCAACGCGGAATAGTTCGTTACATATTCGCTTGCGCCCCAGTTCAGCGACAGCCAGTTGTTACCGACTGCCTGATACAGCATCCAATCCTGTCCGCTGTTTGCCCTCGTACCGATCATCGCTGCTCCGAAAGTCGTTCCTGCGGTGCGCTTGAATGCCTCGACGTAGAACGTGCCTTGCGTGGCAGTCTTGAACCACGACAGGCTTCCGCTCGTTGTCGTGTCGTACATCGAGCAGTTGTCCGCATTCCTCGTCCCCTGACTCGCGCCCGTGGGGATGTACGAGGAGGCACCGGAGCCTAGTTCTACTTGCATGCCAGTAATTTGAAAAACATCTCCAGTTTGAAAAGACCCATATACAAAAGCGACTCCGTATGTAGAAGCGGCTGCTGTGAAAGTAACTATGCGGCGTGTAAACCCATTGGGGCCGGGTACATCAATGGAGGTAGTTGGGTTTTCAATCGTTGTACCCCCCCTCACCAGCCGAGTATTGAAGGTAAGTGGAGTACCACTTCTGGTGAATTTGTAGTAAAAAGAGGCCGTGTACACCTGACCAGATGTAACGCCGAATGTGCCTACACCCGTCGAAAAATTGGAGTATCTTCCATCAAGAAATCCGTTTGCAGAAACAGTAAAACTTGCAGCAGTACCATTTATTCCATCTATGCCTTCAACCAAAGTAAGCGGTTCATAGAAGGTTGGGCTAAATCCTGTGTTGTACATAGAAAATGTTGTATTGCTGTTGGAACCAGCACCAAGAGCGGCAACATTGACCGCCTGCCCCTCCACCAGCAGCCCCCTCGGAGCCCGCGTGGTCTGGTCGTAGTCAAAGCGGGGAGCATAATAACCCGCATTTGATGTCGTATTTGAGTTGGGGTAATAACGGCTAGTTCTTGGGCCAAAACTCCCTAGCACCAAGTGAGGCTGAGTAAAGGTGATATAAGAACCCGTTGCCGTACTGTTTGCGCCGGAAGTTGAACTTCCAAGACGCAGATTATGGCTTCCCGCAGCATTCACCGTAAACACATAACCCAATGTTCCAACCTGAACGCTGCTTGTTCCCGTTGAATCGCTGACACCGTTAATTACATACTGCACCGCTGCGGGATTGCTGGTACCGCCGCTGCCGTGAAACACCGATAGTGCCTGATTGGCTCGGATTGTCCCGTTTACTTCTGTTACTTGAACTTGGGCATAGTATGTAAGACCAGCACTCAACGAATCTGAGCCAAGCGTGGTAAGGAAGTACTGGTTTGCGGTATTGGTGTTTGTGACTCGCCTAGTGTTTGCGGTCGGAATAGAAACATCGCTGGCTCCCGCCGAACCACCATAATTCCACCGAGCAGGAAGAATGCCCACATCGTCCCAAACGCTGTTTGGAACCATGTTTGCCGGGGCATTCATAATAAAGCCCTCGCTATTTACCAAGGTTGCGTTACTTCCTCGACTGAATGTCAAACGCGGGTCGAGAGTCGTTGTATTGGTAAAGTTGAGCGTAAGCGTGGACCCATCATCCACAAGACCTTCGACTCCACCCTGCTTGTACGGAAGCAAGGTACTCCTGCCGTGTCGATCCGTGATTCCGTAGATGGGACTGAAAGCCATGTGTTTTCCTTAGTCGATAACCCAAGCGGTCACGGTGATGGCGGGGCTGTTGGCATTCAGGGCGCGAAGCCGCACCAGCGGAGCCAGCGGAACAACCTTGCACCACGAAGCCGTGTTTCCGTTGAGGTAGGCGTTGTCGGACGGCTTGAACATCTCGATGTCAAACCAAGTCGTACCCCCGTCCATAGAGCCCTGAAGAAAGTACGCCACGGTGGAACTTCCGGCAAGGCGGGCCCCGCTGTGCGTAATGATCACGGTCCCATAGTCATCCGGGGCCATGGTCATCTCTGCGGAGGCGTAGTCAAAAGGTGAAGCGTTGGGCGTAGTGGCGGTTGTGGCAATGCGGTAAGTAGCCATGTGATTCCTTTAGGAGAGTGCTTTCACAACGAGATTGAGCGCAACAGAGACACCAGCCCCGACAGCCGCAGCCATGCCCATTGTGAAAGAGCGCGAATGTTCGAGTTCACGGAGCCGTTCCTCATGGTTCTTGATCTGGTCTTCCTGAATCCGCTGCATCTGGATCAGGGTATCGACCTTGCCTTCAAGGCGACCGATGGCCAGCATCATTTCGGATTCGGAATGCAGGGTCATGCCGGAGCCAATCCGCTGACGAAGTCGAACTTGATGATGTAGGCAATCGTACCCGAGGAGGCCGTCAGCCCCGCCGTGATGTTGGGCAGATTGAAGGTGGTCGTTCCGTTGCCGGAACCGAAGGTGGTACCGATGATGCTGAACAGGGCCGCGTAGGTAGTACGGCTGATCGCAGAACCGTTGCATGTCAGGAAGCCGCCCGGAAGAACCGTGCCAGCGTAGGGAACAATGCTGCCAACGGGCAGGGCATAATTCACGCCGAGGTTGTCCTGCGCCGCCTCTTGAGTTCCTTGGTTGGCGGCAAGTTCCGACAACTGATTGGCTGTCTTGAGCAGCCCCGTGGTCATTGCGGGATTGATGAAGGTTGACATGATTAGGCCGTTCGCATCAGGAAGACATAGAAAATTGTATTGTCTGTTCCGTTAGCACAAACACTAATTACTGTCCAAGTACCGGGAACAATCAAAGTGCTGTTTGGCATTGACGGCGCGTAAATGCGATACAACTTTCCGTTTCCGGAAATTCCGGTTGTGCCCATTTGACTTGGGGTTCCATACCGGAGTTCTAGATTTTGGCTTGCCAAAGTCTCGCCCGGTTCCAAATCCATGACATCACCTGTCGTTACTGTATACATTAGAGCAACAACAAGTGCCCCAACCTTGGTGCGATCCCCGATTACCGAGGTGGTAAGCGGTGTTCCGCTGATGCCCAACATCGTTCTGGCAGCGGGCGCGTCGATGGCTTGGGGAACGGCGGCCAGATCCGTGGGGTTGGCCACGAAGGTGTAGGGAGCGACCGTCTGCAACTTGCTCAACAGAACCGCGGCATTGGCGGCAACATCGGCATTGGACACCGTGTCCTTGACCGCAAGCCCCCCGAGTCCCAAGGTGGTCCGCTGGGCCGTGGCACTAGCGTCATCAATCAGGGCTCGTCCAGCGGCAGTACAAGTGATTTCCTCGATGTTTCCGGCACCAGCCGAAGATCTGCCCAGCAGACGATCCGTGGCCGATACATTCTGCATCTTGGCGTAGGTCACGGCATCGTCGGCAATCTTGATCGTGGTCACCGCCGCATCGGCAATCTTGGGCGTGGTGACGGAACCGTTGGCCAATTCGGTCGTGCCCACGGCCCCCGCAGGGATGCCGCCAGAGGTGATCTCGGCTGTACGGGCAATGCCGAAGTTTCGGACGCTGATCGTCACTCCGGCGGGAGGAGCAATGTTGAAGACGATTGCGCTTTCCGTGAGCGTATAAGTGCTTGGATTCTGAATGACACCGCCGACCTCGACAATGAACATCTCCTCCATCAGGCTCGTCGGGGCGGGGCTCAGGGCATAGGTGGTGCCGCCCGTGGCGGGGCCGAGGTTCCAAGCCTGTGGCGCAGTAACGGCCCCGTACAGGACAGCCGTGGTGAACTGCTCCATGTTGACGGCATCCTTGTTGTCGATGCCCGCCGAAACATTGGTGATCCGTAGGTTCTTGGCATCCCAAGCCGTCTGCGGAAGGTTCTTTCCGAGTGCCCCGGAGCCCGTGTCCTCGCCTTCCTGAACCCGGTGCAGGAGGCCCTTGGCAAGGTTGTCGAGATCCTGAGCCGTCAGGATAGAGCCGTCATTGAAATCCACCACATTGCTCTGGAATGTGGACACCGTAGCCGGAGTTTCGCGCTGAATCCGGATCACGGCCCCGTTAGCAGGAGCGGTAGTGAACCGCAGGATCGGGCTGACCGTGTTGATGTTAATGAAGGAATATCCCGTGGTTTGCAGGACATCGTTCACATACACCTTCAGAAAGCCGCTGCTGATCCAACCATCAATCTGGTTGATGGCAAAATCGGTGGTGCTTCCGTTTCCGGTGTGAAGACGATAACTATTGGGCATTGGGGGTTGGTTCCTTAGAATACATCCCTGTTTCGGGGCTGGGTCTTGGGAAGATCGTACTCATCCACGATCTGCTGCTCCAGAATGTTGAAATACTGCTTGAGGCCAATCATGGTCTGGAACGGGAGGAGCAGACGGGCCTTGTGAATCGTGCCTTGGGTGATGTCCCGCTCGATGTCCAAGCCCAGAGCCTTGCCGACCGTGGCACCATAGACATCCTTGACAACCGATCCTGCCCGCATTGCGTAGGCCGCCGCCGGAACGCCGTACAGGCTCAATCCGCTGTATCGGTAGGGGGAGAACAGGGGATCTCGGTCGATCAACTTGGTCGATACGGTATCCGTCAGCATCATGGGCAGGAAGAACTCGGACGGCCCGGTCAAGGCTCCTCGGGCGAACCCTGCCAAGGTCATCTTCTTTTCGATCTCCTCCATGTTCTCGAAATCGTTACTTGCCTTGTAGGAGTACCAATCCGCGGCATTCCGGCTCCATTGGATGGCTCCGGCAAAGACCATGGTTGCGGCCACTTCCGAGAAGACCCGGGTCTTGGCCCCCGGCCCGCCGTTGACAACTCGGGAGGCGTTCTGGAGCAGGAAGTTGTCCACGCCCTTCAGGTTGAAGGTACGGAACTGAGTCAGCATCCGGCCCATGAACGAGAACATGCCCTTGGCAAAGTCGCCGCGGGTCGGAATGTCCTGAATGCGGGTACGGACCATGCGGTCAACCAGCCGTCCGAGGTGCATCATCTCCACGGAATCCACGCTCTTGAAGTCAACGACACGGTCCCCGAGGAAGCGGGCCTCCGTGACGGCGTTGTCGCCAACCCACTTGACCAGCCGCGCATATTCCTCCGGCTCGAACCCGAGGGTGCGAACCGTGGCATCATCGAGGTACTTGGTCAGGCCGCGAGAGGCTTCCCACATGTGCTGGATGGTCGCTGCGGCGGTCAGGTTCTGCGTGAAACTCTGCATCGGGGCCAGCAAGGAGATGTCCGACATGAGATCCGCGGTTGCCCCGATCTTCCTTGCCGCCGCCTCCATGCCACGCGAGATGAAGCCGCCGTACTCGTCCGTCTGGTAGTCCTCGAAGATCCGGTTCATCGTCCTTCGGAGGCGATCCGTGGACGGAGCCCACCATTGGTCGATGGCTGCCGAGAAGTTCCTGAAGTCCGACCCCGGATTCTTCCAGTTCCTCAGCATCTCCTGAAGGATCGGCATCTGCTTCAGAGTGTTCTGGAACCCGAGGGTACCGACGATGCGGGAGATCTCTCCCATCTGGGCCAAGGCAAACTGGCCGCCCTGAGCCAAGTAGCCCATGGGATACAGGATGCCGCCGATGCGGTCGGTCATTGCGGTCCTGCCGTGGTGGATCGGCTCGTACCGGAGAGCCGCGATGATCTCCCTCATGGACGCTTCGTGCTTGGGATCCAAGGCCCCGCCCAGTTTCTTGATCATGCCGATCATCTGGTCGATGCCGTCAACCTGTACCTCCTCGTTGGTCAGGCCCATCTTGGACATGAAGGCCGGGGTCTTGATTCCCCGTGCGACCAACTGCTCGTTGAAGGCGTTGAGCAACTTCTTCTCGTTGGCTGCCCCGATGACCGAGGCAAGGTACTTCCGCATCACGAACGGGAGATCGTCGTTGGTCAAGTCCGCGATGGACAGGCCCGAGCGTCCGTTGCCCAGCAGATCGCCGGAGGATCCGACCGAGGCGGTTTCGTCCAGAATCAGGCGACTCCGTCCATACGGTGTCTTGCTCCCGGTCTTCGCCTTCAGGGGGCCCTCAAGAGCGGCAATTGCATCGAACAGTTCTTGCTCCTGCTGAACCAGCGGGGCGTTCTCGGTGCCCTTGGCAATTGCGATAAGCCGTTCGCTGAAGGCCAATGCGGCCTCGTCAATATCGTTCTCGAACGCCTCCTCTACGCCGTTGATGATTACCCGGCGGCCATTCTGGTCAATCGCCTGACGGATCAGGGAAACCAGCGTCTGCTTGCCCTGTGCCGTGGTGGACAGCATTCGGATACGGTCCCAACGCCACATCCGGGGG